AACTATTTGATACAACCACACTACTTGGACTACCACCATCAAGTAACGCTGTTCCCATAGTTTTATCTGAACCTGATGCGAATTGAATGTTACCTGTTACTCTTAATGAACCAGATATGTCTAATGAACCTGTCATTGAAGTTGTACCTTTAACATCTAAACCTGGTTGTCCTAACGCTTGTGCGTTAAGTATTAAGGCTGGTTGTCCTGCGATGGCGTGTCTAATATCCATAGAACCTGAAACAACGACTGCGTTTAATGAACCTGATACAACTAATGAACCTGTAATTGATTCTGTACCTTGTACACTTAATGAACCTGATACTCTTACATATGAACCACTATCAATTAAAAACGCGGTCTTTCTTGAACCTGCGTTAAAACCTGTTCCAACCGCAAACACCACTTGTTGTGAGTCTTCTTGATTAGAACCTGTTGCGTTGAACCTACCAACTATAACTGTACCACCTATGGTTGTTGATGTGTTTGACGCTGAAACAATTAAATCTTGTCCCAATATTGCGGTTGAAATTAAATGTCCTGCTGATGAACCACTTTGATTTGAGTTGATTATATTACTTCTACCACTAATTAAATTTGCGTTGAATGTTCTTCTATTTGCGGTGTTACTTCCTGTTACTACTAATGTATTACTATTACCATTAAATATGTTTTGTATTACATTTATATTATCTACCGCTGTTGAAACTGATGATGAATAGTTATTAGTAACCGTGATACCACCAGCGATATTTCCTTGAAAAACTATTGATGAACTATTGTGAGATAATGTGGTATTTAAATTACTTGTAAAAAGGTTTCCAACAATACTTGCTTGTGTATTTGGAGTTGTAATATTTTGAGTTGATATTACATTACCACCAATAAGACCATTAGTACTCATACTAAGACTACCACTCTGATGATTTATTGTTGTTGTCCCATATATTAAATTACTTGTTATTGTTGGTGCCGCTAATGAACTTGTTGTAAATTGTAAGTTTAGTGTTGATTGTAACGCGTTCTGTGATATACTTGGTCTTAATAATGAACCAGTTCCTAATGTTGGTATTACATTACCAATATTACCATTACCACCAAGATACCCATATGTACCTGCTGTTACTAATGTGTTAGTTCTATTACCAACTAACATTATATTATTACTACCTGATATAACGATTGAACCTGTTTGATTATTAGTTAATAAACCTGAACCTGTTAACAATGTATTACCAAATAATATATTGGTTTGTAAATCAGGATTAGAACTTGATATATAACCAAATGGTATAGATAAACTACTTGATGTATTTAATTCTGATTGTATTTTTATAATACCACTATTAACTGTATTACCAATTAATGAACCTGATATAACTGTATTACCAAGTATTAAACTACCTGTAATTTGTTGTGTTGTTGTTATTGAACCTGTGGTTATAACACCAACTAATGATGGACTAATACCACTTGTTCCTGATGAACCATCACTTCCACTTGTACCTGAGCTTCCTGAAGTTCCAGAAGAACCTGATGTTCCACTTGTTCCTGAAGAACCTGACGTACCTGATGTTCCACTACTTCCACTTGAACCTGACGTTCCACTACTTCCTGAACTTCCGCTTGTACCTGATGAACCTGTTCCACCACTTGTTCCTGAAGAACCTGAGGACCCACTTGTCCCACTTGTACCTGAACTACCTGACACTCCACTACTTCCTGAGGTTCCTGAACTACCTGACGAACCTGATACTCCTGATGTTCCACTAGTTCCTGAAGAACCTGCAACACCACTAGTACCTGACGTACCTGAAGTTCCATTTGTGATTGGAACGTTATTTATTAAGAAAGAACCAGATATGTTTACCTGTGTCTTTGATATTTGTAAAGGAGAGCTTCCTCCCAAACCATCTGTTATGATTTGTAGGTTAGTTGTAAATCCTGTATTTGCATCCTGAAGGTTTAATAAACCTTGGTATGATTGAGATACAAATTGGTTAGTAAGTTGGCCCATAGTTTTTAATTCATATATTTTTTATACATTCTTCCAATCAGTTGATATAGTATTCCATAACTCCGCAAGTTCATACCATTTCCTATTTACGAATGGTCTTTCAGGTAAGATACATCTATTGTAATCAAAAGGTTGTGTTAGTTGAATATTCATTATCCAACCACATAGTATTGTTTCATAGTTTTCTAATATGGGTTCAACACTTGATGGCCAGAGAGTTTCATATTCTGATAAATAGAAGGTCGCGATGATGTCTTTAGTAATTTCTAAAGTATCACTTAACACATCTCTCTGATTAGAATAATCAGAATTAAGTTGGTCCACAACGATTATTTGAAAGTTTGTTATTAATTCGTTTTGTGCAAGAACAACATCGCCAGGTATAACATACATTCTTGTATATCTTGGTTCCTGTTCTGTTTCAATATCCATTGTTAGTTGTGTCAAATCACCATAACCATAACTGTTAATTTGTTCATGGTTATTTGCAAAGTCTTCTAAATCTTCTATAACTTGTTTGTAGTTAACTAAGTTAACTGAGTTCGGTAATGTAAAACCTGATGTGATTGGTAGTATACAACTGTTATAATCAAATGGTTGTTCTAATGTGATGTCCATTGTCCATCCACCAAGTATCGTTTCAAATCTCTCAAGGAATGGTGTAACATTCGGACCCCATTCAGGAGTATAGTACAAACTAAAATCTCCGAATTCTGCGGTATATGATTGATAAATAATTGTAAATATGTCTTTTGCAATCTCCAACGTATCTGACATAACATCTCTTTGGTTGGAATAATCATCATTGATTTGGTCTAATATTATTATTGAAAAATCATATAACAATCTATTCTCATCCAATCTTACATTATTCGGTACAACATACATCTTGGTATATACAGGTTCCTGTTTACTTTCAATGTCCATGGTAATTTGTGTAATGTCACCAAAACCAAAAGAATTGATTTGAGGGTGGTAGTAAGCCATCCCTGATAAGTCCTGTATAATTTGTTTATAATTTGTCATCTATAAAGAAATATAAATTTATCTGTATTGTATTATGAAATCTGTCCCTTAGCTTTCTTTATAAGTCTTTCTTGTTCTTGGTCATATGAAATTAAGAAACTCAATTGATTGAGAACTTCCATTACTTTCTTTTCGTAGACAAATTCATGCTTTGTAAAATCATTTCCAACAATTCTGTTGATGACAAGGAACCACCCGAACGCTTTTTGAAAACTAGACCTACCATCATCCTCCTCATCTTCCATACGAGCTTTATCTTCATCCATGTTGAAAGTTTCGGGATCAAAGATAGTTGGGTATAACCCAAAAATCTGTTTGCGAATTTGATAAAAAAAAACTGTGCACCTAAAATGAACCTTACATCTAATTTCTTTTTAAATAGTTCGGCTCGTTGTTGCATCGTCTGTACCTCATACTTTTCAATCTTAAAATCATGTTCTGACTTTTCTTCAACAATTGGTCTATACATAATTGCTGCAAGTATGTGTAACATATCTAGTAACTCTTCAGTCTTCTTTGTTGAGATTGTATCCATGTCGATAAACTCTGCAAAACTTAAGTCCTTCCAATTAGGAAATAATCCATACTTCACCCCATCCAATTCAAATCTATCTTCAAACTTTGGTTGGTCTTTTGGTATTAATCCCATAACATGTAATGCCATGTAATTAACTTCTTGGAAATCATATTCCATTAGTTTATTAACAGGGACATCTGAAACAATACTAATAAGTCTTGCTGCAAAGTAATCATCACTAAACAAATCTTTAACCTTATAAATCTTTGTATAATGTTCAATAGAAATAAATTCAGGTAATTTATGTTCTTTTCCGTCAATTTTAAATTTAATCATATGTGTATTTTTTAAACGAAAGATATTGAATACCTTCCTGTTGTTTTCATTGTTTTTATTTCAAAGTACATTCTCATCATTAGTGCATCAGATAAGTCAGGGGATTTACCCAAGACCTTCTTCATATCATCCTTTGATTGAACTGATACTTTATTATCTTTATCTACGTCTTTTAATTTTACTGCTAATAGTTCCTGTGTTAATTCATCTACTATTGATGGTTCCATAACATTAACACTAATTCTTCCTTCTTTAAATAGTTCTGCTAACTTAACATAACACTGAGACTTGAGGTTACTAAAGTTCTGTTTGTGTAATGGTGAACTATTGTTTACAAAATTGGTCCCTCGTATTTGGTCTGCAACTCCTCCACCTACTCCATCACTATCTACCACAACGTTATTTGGATGTACTCCATACTTCTGTATTAACTCCCTTATTTCGGACGATAATTCTGTGGTTGATAACTTACTATAGATAAACACTTCAAGGACCACCAGTCCACTCCAAACGATTGCAACGGACCTATCTGAACCAAACCTTGCAACATCGACTGAGATATATTTCTTATCCTCAGGTTTTGGAACATTTAAGAACACACTATTGGATATACTATCAAAGTCAAATAGGTTATCTGATTCATCCATGTAATTCCAATCACCTTCCAATAATCTTTTACGTTGTTGAGGTGGTAATGATTTTAACATCTCAATATAAGATGATGGTAAGTGTGGATTGTCTAATGGTAATGCAGGAACAAAAGACATGTTTGGTGGTAAGGTTTCCTGTATATATGGAAGATAGAATACTTTCTTCAACCATACTTGACCAGGGTTACATGTCATTAATATCTTTGGTATTAAACTATATTGGTCCAACTTAAAACGAATACGAGACTTGAGGATATTGTAAGCTAACTGACTAATTTGTGCAGCTTCATCTACAAAGACAGCTGACAATTCCAATCCACCTAAACTGTCAAAGTTAGGATCACTTGGTTGGTACTGTAAATCTTTTAATACTATCTCAGACTTATTCTGAAACGTTATAATGTTACTTTGTCCGTTGTAGGTATAATGTTCCCCTGATTTTAATCCCATTGATTGTAGTATCTCAAATAAGGTATTCAGGGTTGTCATTTTCAATTGAGTTAATACTGTACGACCAATCAAACATCTAATCCCTTTGTATTGTAAACATAGTGTGGTAATCCAAAGACAACCCAACCATGACTTACCGGCACCTGCTGAACCACCATATAACACTTCGTTGGTTATATTGTCCATCAAGAGTTTCCATGCTTGACCCTGTTTCTTTGTTAGTTTTATATTAACTTCCATACATAAAGTTGTAAGCCCACATATCTGTTACCTCGTTATTTATATCCACTTCATTATCCCATCTGTTAGGGTCATGTTGTATTTCACAATCTATTCTTCCTCTTTGACATCTTAACATCCAATCCTCTCTTGTCTTATTGTGGTAGTGATTTAACACTGCAACATCTGATGGTCCATCAGGATTGAATGGTCCATGGAATAACTTTCCGTTGGTATCCATTGCGGGACCATGTGTGTTATGTGGTAATGACATTCTCTCTGATGACTTTACATTCACCATCACCTTAACATGTTGGTCTACGTTCCTATTTCTATTTGGGAACATTGTAAGTAATGAGTTGGATGTTCTTGTTGTTAATCCACATGAACCATAGAAATACCAATTCAATCCAATCACATTTGTTTTATCCTTGTAGTCATTGATGAAGTCTTTAACGTTATCATGTTTCTTTAAAACAAGAAACTCATCACAGTCAAATAATGCAACCCAATCATATTCTGTATCTGTTTGTAAGAATGAATTGTATAATGGAACTTGTATTGACCTACCATCCCATACTCTCTTTTCCAAGAATGGTCTTTCTACATCTGTTCTCCAATCGTTTTGGTACATGATGATTTTATCAAACCCAATCTTGTGATTGTAGTCCAACCATTCTTCTAAGTAATAGTCCTCCCACTTTGCAACACATACTAATGCTACTTTCATTTTAATTCATTTTCTATTCTTGCTTTCGCTATGTTTAGATATTCTTCTTCTTTTTCAATTCCTATAAAATCGTATCCACCTCTGACTGCAGCCTTACCTGTTGAACCCGATCCCATGAACGGTTCAAGTACGGTCCCACCTTTTGGTGTTACTAACTTGATTAAGTATAACATTAAGTCTGTTGGTTTAACTGTTGGGTGATTGTTCTTTTTTGGTATATCAATCCAAT